AAAACATTGTGAGGATGCAATGCGTGGTGAACCTATAGAATTGGAATTTTCTAAATTGGGTGCGCCTGGCACTACTTTTAAAGTCTACTCTAATACTATAGATATCACAACTATAGATAATGATGAGAAGGATCTGACCTTTTGGACCTTTCCCCCTGTGGTTCCTCCACAAAAGGACATTCGCAAATTTTTCTTACCTGAAGATAGCGATTATGTTAAGGGGCGATTTTGGGGCGCATTATTGTTAAATCAACCAAGTGGTTACGCATTAGTATCAACTTATGTTCTTCCCTGTGATTCGTGGCAGCACGAGTACTATAATGAGATGAAAGGATATAGTTATAATGTAAATACTACTAATGGCGATTGTGGGCTACCATTATTTCTGGTAGATGAGAAGCATAAGGTTCCGTACATTCTGGGATTCCATGTTGCTGGTAATGGTACAGTATCTAAAAGTGTCCCAGTATTTAAGGAAGAAATTGAGGAGGCTTGTTTAGTCTTATGTGAGGGATTGAAATCTCTAGAAGACGAGGGAGTTAAGGAGAGTTTCAACATAGTACGAGAAAATGTACGATCAGTACCGGTAACTATGCCCACTCAATTGCGAAAGTCGCCCTTCTACGGGAAATTAGCGCAGCCGAAGAAATGCCCAGCACTCCTCCGACCTTCAGTGATCGAAGGAGAGAAAGTGGATCCATGGGAACTTGCAAGATCGCATTATTTGCGCGATTTCGCTTCGTGGAATACGGATTTGTTAGATCATTGTACGAAATCGTATACTCGTACAATGTTTAAGAATTCATTGCATGATGACTTGTGGGACCCTAGACTTCTCACTCGTAAAGAGGCTATAGAGGGAATTGAGGGTATCATGAAAGGTATTCCACGTAATAAGTCCGCTGGTTACCCGTGGGTACTAGAAGTAGAGAAACCAGGAAAGAAAGAATTTTTTGGTGAAGACGGGAGTTACCAATATACTAGCGAGGCTTGTCTAAAATTATTTGAGCAATTAGATAAGGAAGAGGAAATGCTTCGTGCGGGTGAGAGGCCTGAATACGTATATATTGACCGACTTAAAGATGAATTAAAAGATGTGGAAAAATATTGGAAGACCCGAATGTATTCTGCGGGTCCACTAAATAAGCTTATATTAAGTCGTATATACTTCGGTGATTTTGTTAGATGGTGTATATCTAACAAGATAGCAAATCAAATTGCTGTAGGCGTTAATCCCTTTTCGCCCGATTGGGATGCAATAGTGCGGAGGCTATTGCGTGTCGGGTGGAAGTGTATTTTTGGAGATTACTCAAAATTTGATGGATCTATTCCGTGCATTTTAATGTTCATGGTTCTTTATGTTATTGAATCTTATTATCGTAATTCAACCGAGGAAGAAAGAAGGGTAAGATTAACGTTGATCATAGACACCATGTCCTCGCTACATTTATATGTAGATATGGAAGATCCAGCTAACGCATTTGTATACGAGTGGTTTTGTTGTAACCCTTCAGGAGATTTCTTGACCACATGGATTAATAGTATTGTGAATGCTATTATTATTAGGTATGCGATTTTCGTTATTCTCCTATGGAATGAAGGTGGCGCGAAGAATTTTTCATATTCTAATAAATACACTTTTGATCTTGATATTGAACCAAAAATTGAGATGATCCTTTTTGGTGACGATAATGGTTTGTGTGTGCACGATTCGTTAGCTGATGTTGTTACCCAAGAAAATATGGAGAAAGCGTTCGCTGAAATGGGATTTAAGTATACCAACGAAAATAAAGATGGTACTGTCCATCAACACCGGAAAATTACTGAGTGTTCATTCCTTAAGAGATCTTTTAGATACGACGAGAAATTACGTCGGTATGTGGCTCCTCTGCCTCTTGATGTCATCATTGAGATGTTATTATGGCAGAAGGTTAACTCTCCTCCCAATCATATGCAAGTGTTAATTCGCACTGCTCTATTAGAATTAACATGGCATGGTGAGGAAATTTATACTGAATATGCCAACCGAATCGCTGCTGTTGCTAATAGCGAGCTTCATTTACTATTGCCATTTAATAGTTATGATCATGCTCTCAGTGTAGCGCAGTCAGTAGAATTCGAGTATTAAGATCCTTACGTCATTTACATCATATGAGTGACTTCATGTGAGAGTTAGGACAATAAACAAACTATTAGTCAACATCTACCGGGCTGTAGATGTCTAGTCATTGAATATTGAGTTCTGAATGCCCAGGAATTCATGTAAATATGAATATAAAGAAAAATGGAATACAAAATTATAAAATTTAGAAATTAAGTTAATAATCACTAGTAAATAAAAATCAAATGTCTCTTTGTCAAAATTTACGCTCAAAGAGCGAGAGATATAGGCCCGG